CGCAACGATCAGGCGCGTTTTTTGCGCACCCTGGGCCAGAGGTTGTCCTCCCCGATGTACGGTGGGATCATTACGGCCAATGAGGCCATGAAGCGAATCCGATGAGTGAGGAAACCGACAAGATCCGAAAAATCTTGGACGAGAACGCCGACAAGGATTTCGTGCAGCGCATTCTCGACCCTGACAATTCACCTTTCTTGGATCTGGGTGGTGGCTACCGCGGCACACACCTGATGGCGGCCGATATTGACGATGAGACCGGCAGATGGCTGGTATATCCGACCATCGTCAGGATCGAGGGCGAGCTCAAGCAGCTCGACGTCGAGGACGCTTTTCATCACGCCAAGTCGACTGGCCAGTACATCAATTTCGGGGATAAGAAGGATGAGGCGATCGAATTCTCGAAAAATTACAAGAAGGTCTGGGAGGAGGAGGAATGACTGCTGAATCGGCCCTGATCGAGGAACTGATCGGCCGTTATGACCAGCTCCCGCCTGAAAAGAAGGCCGAGATGGACAAGCTGGTGCAGGATCGCTCTGCAGGGCGCCTCTGGTTCCCGACACTGGGCCCGCAGCTCAACGCGGTCAGATGTCAGGCTGATGTGCTGCTCTACGGAGGATCTGGCGGCTCCGGCAAAACTGACCTGATTCTGGGCCTTGCTCACACCGAGCATCAGAAATCGCTCATCATCCGAAAGCATTACACGGACCTGACCGCGCTCACCGACCGGGCCAAGGAAATAAACGGCACGGAAAAGGGCTACAACGGATCAGCACCGCCGCGGCTGAAAACGGTCGAGAATCGCACCATTGATTTTGGCGGTATCGCAAAACCCGGCGACGAGGAGCACTGGCAGGGGCAGGCGCACGATCTCCTCGCGGTCGACGAGGTGGTGCAGAATCGCGAGGCCGCAATTCGATTTTTGATGGGTTGGGTGCGCTCGGCAGACGACAGCCAGCGTTGTCGCGTGATCCTGGCCAGTAACCCGCCGACCACCAGTGCAGGCGACTGGATCATCCCGATGTTTGCGCCGTGGCTGGATAACCGCTACGAAAATCCGGCCGAGCCCGGTGAGCTCAGATGGGTCGTGACCATGGTCAACGATGCCGGAAAATCCTTCGATCACTGGGTCGATGGGCCAGATGTGCGCATTCCATCAGGGAGAAACTCAGACGATGGCACCCCGAAAATGCTCAAGCCGGAATCCCGCACATTCATACCGGGCCGTCTTGATGACAACCCGTTCCTCGCTGCTGACGGAAAATACGCGGCCAAGCTCGATTCACTCCAAGAGCCGCTGCGATCGGCCATTCGCGACGGCAATTTCATGGCCGCGCGACAAGACGAGCCAGACCAGCTCGTCCCGACTGACTGGGTAATTGCTGCGCAAAACCGCTGGTCGGAGCAGTTTTTCGGCTCCCCGCCGTTAAATGTGCCGATGTGCGCGATCGGCGTGGATGGGGCTTCCAAAAAGGATGAAGCGGTGCTTGCACCGCGCTATGACGGCTTTTATCCGACCCTGATCGCAGTACCCGGCACCGAGACTCCTCACGGCCGCGATCTGGCCGCACTGGTCCTGAAACACCGCAAGCATTCGGCCATTCCGGTGATCGACTGCGGCGAGCGCACCGGGGCCGAGGCGTATGCGCATCTGGACGAGAACGGCGTGGAATGTCAGCGCCATGTGGGCATGGACAAGTCAGCCGCCCGCACCAAGGAAAAGATGCTCAAGTTCTACAACAAGCGCGCCGAGGTTTACTGGAAATTCATGGAGGCGCTCGACCCGGCCCAGGACGGCGGCTCACCGATCGGACTCCCTGATGACCCTATGCTGAAAGCGGATCTCACCATCCTCACATGGGAGCTCACGCCGAATGGCATCAAGGTGATGAGCAAGAAGGACGCGGTCGCATTACTCGGCCGCTCACCTGATCGCGGCGATGCTGTGGTGCAGGCGTGGAGCTCGGGTCCCAGAGCAGTCACGCATCTGCATGAGTGGCGAAAAGATCAGATCGCGGGTACGATGCTCGGGAAAATCAATCGTAGGCCAACTGTGAACATGGGACCACGTAGAGGTCCAAGGAGACACTGATGGGTGGATTGAAAAACACCATGAAGCGCGCCACCAATTTAGGACTCGGCCGGGGCTATAAGACCAACGAGGAGCGCCGGCAGGAGAAACGCGACAAGATCACAGCGGCGAAAAATAAAATGTTCGCCTCAGCGCAGCTCCCCGACGAGGAGGAGATCAGGCGGGTCGAGCGGCGCAAGTCCGCGAAACGCCGCGGATCTCGAGCGCAAACCGTGATGACCGAACGGGAAACGATGGGATGAAACCGTCCGACCTCGTAAGGCGGGGTATGCAGCTCTACAACGAGCGCAAGGCGATGACGACCCTGTGGCAGGAAATTGCGGAAAACTTCTATCCGCAGCGCGCCGATTTCACCCTGACGCGCTACATCGGTGAGGAGTTCGCGGAGCACCTGTATTCGAGCTATCCGATCATCGTGCATCGCGAGCTATCAACCAGTTTCGCCGCCATGCTCAGACCGCGCGCAAAAGACTGGTTCTCGATCGACGTCGACGAGTCTGACAAACTATCGCATCAGGGCAAGGAGTGGCTCCAGTGGGCCACCAAGCGCCAGAAGTGGGCCATGTACGATCGGCTCGCCTGTTTCATCCGGGCCACCACTGAGGGCGATGCGGATTTTGCCGCCTTCGGCCAGTGTTGCATCTCACAAGAGATCAACTGGAACACGAACATCCCACATCTCCTGTACCGCACTTGGCATTTGCGCGATGTCGCATGGGCCGAGGACGAGACCGGCAAGATCGGTGAGATCTACGTCAAGTGGAAGCCGATGATTAAGCAGCTCGTCGAGATGTTTGGTGCAGAGGCCTTGCATCAGAACGTGGCCCGGTGGGCCAACGGCATCGAGAACCTGCAGAAAACCGAGTGTATGAGACTGGTCGTATCGACCGACATCTACCGCGGTCAGGAGGAGCAGGGCGCCGGATTCCCATGGATGATCGTCTATATGGATGTGCTCAACAATCACATCATGGCCGAGCATCCATCTACCTCTCGCGGTTTCACCCTTCCGCGGTGGCAGACCGTGTCTGGCTCGCAATACGCTTACTCCCCCGCGACCGTAGCTGGCTTGCCAGACGCGCGCCTGCTACAGGCCATGAGCCTGACATTGCTCGAAGCCGGCGAGATGTCGGTGCGACCACCAATGATCGCGACACAGGACGCAGTTCGCTCTGACATCCAGCTCTTTGCTGGCGGCATCACCTGGGCCGACCATGAATACGATGAACGCAAGGGCGATGTATTGCGCCCGATCAATCAGGATCGCCGCGGTTTGCCGATGGGCTACGACTCGCGGGACGCGCAGATGCGCCTGATCGCTGATTCGTTTTATTTGAACAAGCTGACTTTGCCGCCTCCTGAGGGCGACATGACGGCCTTCGAGGTGGGTCAGCGCGTGGAGGAATACGTCAGGGCAGCCTTACCACTATTTGAGCCGATGGAGCACGAATACAACGGCCAACTTTGCGAAGATACCTTCGACTTGCTTCTGCGCGCTGGCACCTTCGGCTCGGTCCAAGATATGCCGAAGGAACTGCAGGGCAGGCCGGTTCACTTCAAATTTGTATCGCCCCTGCACGACGCCATTGAGCGCAAGCAGGCGGCAGTATTCATGGAAACTGCAGGGCTCTTGGAGCAGGCAATGGCCATGGATCCAACAGCAGTTTACAACGTCGACATGACCAAGACTTTCCGCGATGCACTCGAGGGTGTTGGCCTGCCGGCGAAAAACATGGTGCCGCTGGCCGAGGTCGAGAAGCAGGTCGCAGAGGCACAGCAACAAGCACAGGCGCAGCAGGAAGCTGAGCTCGCCAGAACAGGAGCGGAAGCTGCAAGGGATATGGGGCAGGCTGAGGCCAGTATGGCTTAAGCCGCCAATGCTGCATGACCCAACAGCGGGACAAGGTCTCGGAGTGCCTGCCGCATGAGAATCCGATTGAGCGGCCGGATTACACCGAGTTCGAGGTCCAAGCGATCCGGGCGCTTTATGAAGGCAACGCCTCGGAGCGACAGCAACTTGCGATATTGCCTTACATTTTACGGGCAGCCGGGACGCACGATCTGAGTTACCGCCCCGGCGACTCACACGCAACAGCGTTTGCCGAGGGCAAGCGATTTGTAGGAACCACTTTGGTATGGATGCTAAAGTCGGCCCCGACAAGGA